ATATTAGATGCACCTTTTAACATTGGTGTTTCAGTAGGATAGAATGGTTTCACGTTGTTATACGTACCCATATCCATTACGCTATCAACTGTATTGAAAGTTAGATGTTCATTAATTTTGTAGATGCCATTAGGTACTAACAATATCTTATTTTTTAAATTATCGTTAGCACGTTTAAATGCTGCGGTATCATCCGCTACACCATCACCAACTGCTCCAAAGTCTTTTACGGAAACGATGCCATACAAACTATCTTTAGGTACAAACTTTGTATCGGCTTCTGTTTTTGTAATCAAACCACCGCCATTCGGTAGGGCGATTTGTTCAGCTTTACTTGCTGCGACTTCTGCACGTTTAGCAGCATCTGTTGCCTTGATAGCGTTACTTGCAATAGAGGTTTGTTTATTATCGATGTCATTTTTTAAGGTCTTAGCTTGGTCTACAAGATTATTAATATCTCGTTTATCAACAGTTGTTTGACCAGCGTAAGCCTTTGCATCTCTTACTAATCGCTCTGCCGTAGCAACATTAGTTGAGGATGTATCAAGTGCAGTATTAGCGGTTGCCAATTTATCATCAACAGTCGATGCTATCGTTTTGATTTCTTCGCCCAATCGGTTGATTATATCTGCATTAGCATTAATCTTATCGGACTTTTCAGAAATAACACTCATAGCATTAATTGCATCATTAGCAGCCTTTACGGAACGCTCAACAATATCTTTCGCAACTTCATTTGCGTTCTTATCACTATCCACTCGAATTTTAAGTGATCTATCTAAATCAGCTTTCATTTCTTGTAAGATAAGTACAATCTTATCCGTTGCGTGTTCGATATTCTCGAATGGGTATTCGTCAGGCAAGTCCATATCTTGTGAGATTGGTGTTTTACGCTCCAAGATAACCTTTTGCCCTACGGCTAGTGCATCCCCATTAGCTGGGTAAATTACCGATTTGGTGCTTTCGTCATAATCGATATTGCCAACTTGTACCGCCTCTGTACCATCTTCATCAACGATAGTTAGTTTAATATCCTCGATTTGGACAAAATCATATGGGAAAATAAACTTCTTATTCACCCCATCACATTGATACACTACAGATGGTTTTAGTACTTCTGGTGTCAATTTAACATCCCCTTTCAGTTGTATATAAATAGGACTACCCATTATGGATAGTCCTTATTTATCAATGTTGTTTCTTTTTCTCTTTTTTAGTTTTTAATCGTCTGTCAAACACTACCGCCATGATTACATCTTCCAAGGATGCATCGGTATCTGTGAAACCAAATTTAGCTAATGTCCACAAGCCATCAGTTACAGTATCACTAAACCCAGTTGCTCTGTTTGCTAACTGACTGAAACTTCTGCCTACATCTATACCATCTTTGTTTTTGCTCATAATTGCGTTGCCTAAATCGTAGAATTTCTCAACGATGCTTAATGCCATAACGCTATTACCTTTATTGAATACCTTTTCACCTAGAATGTATTTCATAGCCATGTTGGAAATATCACGCACAATAGGTACACCCATAGTACCTTGTGAAACTAACTCTTCGATAAATGACTTGGCCAAATCTTCAGGCTTATCATCATCGCCATTCGTCATAGCCTTATAAGCCATCATACCGATTGCTTGTGAAATCAAAGTCCACCATAGCATCTTAACGAACCTTGCATAATCGCCATTATCCTTACGTGCATAGTTGCCCTCTGTTATGATGTTATAAAGTGTATTAGCGTAAGAATAGAATGGAACGAATAATTGAGTGAATGTGGAACGTGAACGCTGAATAGCAGCAGCATCTTTCGTATCACCACTACCAAATATATCACGCACCGCTCTATCACCAGCTTCAATAGATTGTTGCTCTACCCATTCAGCACTCACACCCTCTTTACCAAAGAGTTCAGCTTGCTTTTGATCATATGCAAATTTCCACACAGGAACGGATAATGCAAAGTCTGTTTCTGTAAGTAATCTAAACCCCATTTGATTTATATCATCTCGAATGTCAGCTAACTGTTCTACCTTATAACCACCAACATTTGTATCACCTAATCGTAAGCCTTTACCTGCAATAGATAAACCTTGTTTTAAGTCTTTATCTAATGTTTGTATACGTTCACGCATGAAGATTGATTGACCCAATACAAAATCTCTAGTGTTGTTATAAGTAGTTGTGCCGTGTCCATAGAAACCAATACCAGCATGATTGATGGCTCTAATGGTATTGCCTACACCTATACGATAGAATGCAACAGGAATGTTCAATGCATTTTGTAAGGCTACCGATACTCGACCAGCCATAACTGCGGTTGATGTATTCTTTTTCAATGTAAGAATAAGTCTATCAATATCATTTGTTTTAGCTGCCTCATCTTGCCAGTTATCACGAACCCAAGTGCGCAAGAATTGGTAGGTATCTGCACCAAATTTATCTACAATGTAGTTTTGTAGTTCACGATTAGAGATTAGCTTATTAACATCTGTTACTGCTTTTCGCATTGTAACGTGGTTAATAGCCTCTGTAATAGCATTAGGAATAACATCAAAATCAAGCAACAATGATTTATCCTTAACCACATCTAAACGTGATTTAGTGGCACTCATACCAGTTCCCCATACTGCATTACTACTTACCATAGTTTTTGCAATATCTTCAACTTGGTTATCACTAACAGATGCATTTACTTTAGGGTTATACACAATAGGGAAATATTGACCCTCAATGTTTCTACCACCGATAGAGAATGTTAAACCCTCTACTTTCTTTAATGGGTTTCCGTAAAGTTCCTCTTGAACCTTACTACGTTCATCAAAGAATGAATTGATATGATCCCATGTACGAATAACAAATTCCCAGTCTTTATCAGTCATGTGTTCTTGGAATGCACGTTCAATTTCAACCTCATTTGCTTTTGTGGTTTCCATTACACGTTGTCTGTTGCTTTCAGTACCCCAGTTAAGGGCAATCATGATAAGTTGTTCTTTAGTTAAACCATATAAGTTACCAACTGTGTACAAGTGGTCATTACGCATATCGAATAGTTCACGCTTTGAATATATTCCTACATCCTTTGCTAGTCTACGCATTGATACTTCCTTACGTTCATTGAACGCTTGCGTAGCACGGCTGATAGGGTCATAGATGTATTTAACTGCAAAGCCGTTTTTACCGCCACCCATTCGTCTTAGGAATGTTTCAACTTTCATCAACGCTAAGTGGAAACCATATAGTTTACCGCTTACTGCATCTGTTTTAGTTTGGTTATTAAGAATGTTAAACACATCACCAGTTGCACCACCAAATGTTTCTGTAGCCTCACCAATGATTTCTTGTACTGCATTTTCAAACGATATGCTTTTACCATCATCATTCAAAATGGTTGTACCCTCATACTCGTTTCTGCCGTTCTTGTACATCCCAGTCATGAGTTCTTCTAATGTTTCTAATTCATTCATTGTGATTGATTTAAACGATTTAGGTGTTTTAGCGTAGAACATTTCAGCTATCCAAGGTTCTAATTGAACCATAGATTGTTGGTTAAGAATAAGTGCATCCACATCAAGTGCGGATAATACTGTGTTCATATCAAAACTATCAGTAGGTGCTAGTCCATCGTACTTAGTTAAACCCATTTGGTATGCCATGTGTGCGTAGAAATAACGCATATTAGGTTCAATAGCAATAGGGTTTTTAGGTCTAGTCATACGTTGTAATTGTTGTTTCAATTTCAATCGCAACTTCTTCGACTTTTCAAAGTTTTCAAACGCTACTCTTGCCCTTGCTTGTTGTAGCATCTGTTCACGTTTATATCCTAGTGCTTTATCGACCTTACCACCTGCCAATGCTCTATCAGCTTTCTTGCCAGCAGTTACCGCTTTGTTCTGATACGTTTTAAACTGAATAGCGTTAGAGATAGGCAGTTCACCTAATTCTTTTCTTGCTCTATTCATGTAATCGGAAATAGTACCAAGTCCAGCACCTCGAATAGAACGTACATTATTGATGCGGTCTTGCAATGCATCTTCCAATCGTTTGATACGATCTTCTGCTTTTTCTAACTGTTTTGTAGTATCAGTCAAAGCAGCATCTACTTTTTTCTTATCGGCTTTCAATTCATCGTACTTAGTAGGCTTAACCTCTTTTTCGATTTCAATTAACTCTGTATCAATAGTTTCTGCATTAGGGTCTAGTTTACGAATGCGCTCTAACAATTCCCAGTTCTTCGCTAGTTCACGATTAGTAGACTTTTGAATAATCTTACTTTCTTCTTCGGTTAATCTCATTTGACCTTGTGTACTAAGCAAGATTTCTTCTGCTATTTGCTCGTTGGTTTTGTCTGCATTGTTATCTTTCATAAACTCTGCTTTCGCATTGTCCATTTCTTGATTGATAGCATCGTTAAATGTAGCACCAGCTTGTTCTACTTCCACTTTCTCCAACTCTTCAATAGAGTTGTACTGTGTATCTTTCAACGCACCCTCACCAAACACGTTGTATCGTTGATGCTCTTTGTAGATAGGATATTGCTCAATCAATCGTTTTTCGATTTCAATTTGGATAGCATCCTTTTCTTTATCCCATTCCTTGATAGGTCTATTATCAAGTTCTTTCATGAGTTTTCGCATTACACGTTCTTTTGCTTTTTCTTTTACATCAGCAATATAAGATTGCATACGTGCTTGGTCTTGTTCTGATAACTGCTTATAGAGTTCAGTTTTTTCAAACTGTTCTAATTGTTGTTGCTCTGCGTATGCCTCTATATCCTCTTGGGTTGCAATCATACGTGCCATAACATCTTTAATATCAGATGGTACTTCACCACCTAATCGTTGAACGCTACGATAAATGTATGTTAGCCATTTGGAGAATTGACGGAATACTCTTTGCAATGCACTTGTTGGTGCTTCACCACTTCGCAAGTAGCTTTCCCAACCTCGTGCGAATTTTTCGTGTGCTTTCGTATTGTCTACGTTTTCACCATCAACCCAACCGCTCCACTCTTTAAGCGTATTCCAATCATCAAGTAATTGTTTAGGTGCATTTTCCATAGATGCTAGCTTTTGAATATCATCAAAGAATACATGACCCATTTCGTGTAAGAATGTACTTCTATCAGCTGTCTTGAAAATGCTGATAATGCGTTCACCATCTTTCATGATTTCTGTCATGCCGTTTATAGATTGGTTGTACTTTTCAATGACT